AGAAGAATCAAGGCGGGGAGATGGTGGCCATTACAATTAAACAAGTTGATAAAGATGTTCCCGTTAAACTCGTTCACGCCGCGCGCGGTAAAAATGTGCGCGCCGAGCCGGTAAGCGCAAAGTATGAGAAGAATCTTGTCCATCATGTCGGAAATTTTCCGGCCTTGGAAGATGAGCTCTGCTTGTGGTTACCGGGCGACAAATCGCCAAACCGTTTAGATGCGCTAGTCTGGGCAATAACCGACCTGATCGGCGAGAGCTTTTTTAGCGATAGTGTATTTGAGGACTAGCGATGGAATCTATAATTAAGAAAATAACTCATCCCTATGCCTACGAGCTCCGGCAAGCGCGTTTAGATGCCGCTATAATCACTAAAAAACCAATGATTGAGCGCCCATTTTATTATGAAAATATTGAAAACAATGAACAATATTACGATATTTATGGCTGTATCGGCTGGCCAACCGCGGTTTCGGAAAAAGACGAAGGAAGGCCGGGATATTTAGCAATTGTTGCAGTCATTAAAGATGCACAACCGATAGAAGAGCCTATATTCCGATTATTAGCCGAAGCTGAGAGTAAGAATATCCCAACCCTGCTAAATCATACAATATCTATGCGAGAGAAGTATGGCTATGGATTACAACCTACGTTGCTGGCTTCGTGGTGGGGAGACCCAGACAGATTTATAACCACCATAGCTAGATTTAACGAGAAATATAAGGGCAAAGAATTGGCAATTAGCCCGACTATTGATCTGTACGAATCGACATGTTTTGATGATTATGCGCGCTCGATGCAGTCGTTGATATCAAAAGACATTGAAGTAAAGCGTTTTAAATTTTCAGGGTTAGAGATTTTGAAGAGCAGACTAAGAGAGTTCAAAAGAGATGAGCCGGCAGTCATGGCAGTTGGAGGTTTAGTGCATACATTATTGCTAAGCACTGAATGGATGGATCAGCACTCTTCTAATTGCTTTGTGATTGACAATTAACGAACAAAAAACAGGAGGAAAAACAATGATTGAACTTTTGCAGGCATTGGCGTTAATAGGACTTGGTGGGGTCTTATGTTTATCAGGTGTCTTTCTCGGTGCCTTTATCGTTCATCGCGCCAAGTCAACTATTCCAGGGACTGGATTTATAACGGGTAGTGTCCCTGAAGGTGAAGTGTTTACAATGAAGGATGAAATTGACTCCCTCACCGAAGAAGTAAACGGCGCGGAAGAAAAAGTCCTTGCAAAAAATAGAATTTTTAATCATATATTCGGGAAAAACATTAAGGAGGAAACATGAAAGTGAAATGTCCCCAATGCGGGAGGATGTCATTTGAAACTAATGAACAGTTTGACCCGAATTTACCGCCCCACGGCGGGATGCTGCGTTCGCTGCTTCAATATCATATTGATTTCTTATTATCAGCAACAACTAAGGCAGCAGAACTTGCGTGCCCTGAATGCCTGGCTCCGCTGGTTGTAGGAGGCGCCCTGAACGTTGTGATGCCGGCAAAAATAGCAGCCAATGATTTGCAGGTGCCTATCCCCGTCTTCATCTGCGATGTATGCGGCAAGGAATGTAAGAGTGAGTTGGGACTGAATAGTCACAAGAGGTCTCATAAAGGAGAAAACAGTGATTAAAATAGTTTACACGCAAACGGGAGGTATCATCGGAGAGAAGGTTCCATCGGAGATTGGAATATTAGCATTGAAAGATCCCCGAATTATGCAAATGATTAAAACGGAAGAAGGAGAGTTTAAAGTAAATATTGTTCCCATGCTGGGTCAGCCAAAATATTTTGAGATTGATCGGGGAACGATGAATTACGACGTCAACGATGAAAAACTAATTAATGCGTACAAAGAAAACGTGTCAGTCGTTTCTTCACTTAGAAACCCTGCGCTTGTTGATGTGAGCGGCGAGTAATTGCAGTAAGTCAAAAATGAGGAACGTCAAATGCCCTGGACAGCAGAAGAATTTAGAAAAAAGCACAACAATAAATTGTCGGATAAACAAGCAAAAAAAGCCGCTCAGATAGCCAATGCAATATTGAAAGAAACAGGAGACGAAAAAAAAGCGATAAGAATAGCGAACGCAAGAGTGGGTTTGTGAGAGGAGAGAAACATGGTTAAAAATGATTGGAGTCTATCAAATGTGCCACCAAAAAATGATCCTGATGTAGGAGAATTCGCATTTTCGCTTTTTGAAGCGGCAAAAAACGAGAAAGAACGCTTGGGAAAACATGACGATTTTAATAATAATTTCGCCTTGTATCGAGGGAATCAGGATACGCAGCAATCAGGCCGCAAAGGAGCTCCACGCAAAAAGAAAGTCCTTACTCCGATTAATCTCTATTTTGCCAATGTGGAAAGAACTGTCTCAAACATTACTGCAAGAGAACCCACCGGAGAAGTAGTTGACCTTGATGGACAAGGTGACGGTTCTGAAAATATCCTGTCTATTGTCCTAAAAAAATGGTGGAAGGACACTAATCAACAATCAAAGACACGCGCATCCTCCAGGCAGATGGAAATATACGGATTTACATCGGAAAAACCCTATTGGGACAAAGGAAGATTTCGCCCCGATATTGCAGTGACAGATCCGTATAGTATTTTCCCGTGTCCCGGAAACTGGGATAATATAGCAGAGGAAGCTCCGTATATCTGTTATGCGTACATTGATTTCGTTTCTAGCATAGAGAGTATTTTTAAAGTAAAGGATATTGCTAAAGATGATGCTTATGATTTAATGGGCACAGTCCGGGAAACATACAAGACACAAGGTTACGGAATAGAGAAGAGTATTGGAAATTATACTGATGCTATGACCGTAACTAGAGAGGTTGCCGGACAAGACACAAAAATCCTTGAACGTTGTCTGGTAATTGAGGTTTGGTTAAGAGATGACCGTGAAACAGAAGAAAAAACAGAAGAACCCTTTATAGACGAAAACGGGGCTCCTCAAGTTAGAATAACAACAATAAAGAAAAAAGTGTATCGCGACGGAATACGAAAAATAACGATTTCCAAAAGCAAAGATCCGGCTATTAAGAGCGGAATAATTATCCTTGACGATAATGCAAACCCAAATCTTAATCCAGAGCTGGCAGATGAACTTGCTTCAACAACATACCCTTGGGGGAGATTGCCCTGCTATGTTGCAAATTCCTACAAAGATGGTGTTACAATTTATGGATTTGCAGCGGCTGAACAGGTCGGAGATCTGATAGTTAAAATCAATCTCATTTTCTCTAAACTTATCAATTATGTAATCAACGTTATGGCTCCACCGTTAATTGTGCAGCAACATTGCGGAATAACTAAAGAAATGATAGAAAATTCTATCAGTAAACCCGGCAGGATGGTTTTGATGCCGACCATTCCGAATGCCCGGATTGAGTTTATGCAAATACCCAATTTGCCGGAAACATTTTTTCGCGTCCTGGAATTGCTTATACGAAATTTTGATCGTATTTACGCTATAGAGGACGCCGACAGGGGGCAAGCACCAAATGGAGTTATCGCTTATGCGGCGATTCAGGCGCTTCAAGAACGTAATCAGGTCTTAATGCTAACCACGACTTCTTCTGTTGATTTTCTGGCAGAAGAGAGATCCAAGTGGGCGATAGGACTGTACCAGAATTTTGGGACACGTCCCGATTCGGTCAATGTAGCAGATGAACAGATGCCATTTGCAGGCGTAGAGTTCGCCGGGAGAAAGTTTGGTTATGTGGTTGAGTCAGGTTCATCAACGCCAAGAACAAAACTTCAATGGCAAGATTTAGCGCTAAAGTTAAAAGAAATGGGCGTCATTGACCAACAAGCAACACTTGAATCCATCGGATTTCCCGGATGGAAAGAGATTTTAGAAAGAAATGCTGAATCTCAAACAGAACAGGCGCTTCAGGTTTTAGTTGATGCTGGTTTGCCGGAAGAGACGGCTATTCAGCTAAGAGATTTTGTCATGCAATCATCGTTGCAAACGCAGGGGCAAAAGAAAAAATGAGTCCTATGTACCAATATGAATGCCCAAGATGTAAAAAAATAACCGAAAAGTTCCATCGGATAGACAATATCCCTAAAAAGGCCAGGTGCCAAACAAAAGGGTGTGGACGCATGGCCAGGCGGATAATTCCCAAAAG